CCGGCCGTCCCAGTTGTTTATCGCCACCTTCACTTTGAGCATCAGCCGATATATCTCATCACTGAGATCGATAAATCCGTCGTCCGGGTCATAGGGCCCCTGCCAGACACCCTGATCCCATCCCATGCGCTCCGTATCCCACGAAAAATAAATCCCAGAGACAGGCGTTGCTACGTGACGAAAACGCCCCACCCACTCACCGACAGCGTCAAGCTGAACGCCCACTGCGGTGTCAATATCAAAATCAGCAATGAGACCGACGACAGCAGTCGAAACGTCGGTGAGAGGCCTGGTAGAGAGGTCAACGTGCGCGAAGAACTTTGGTTTTCCGGCGTGGTAGTTAGTAATCCGATCTGTGTATTTGCTCATGGCACCACCAGATTAATATTGCTGACGGCGCAGGATGCTGACTGGTCAAAGGCAATATCCACGTTTGCCGCGGCTACACCACCGGCAGACGTCCCGATCAGCAACTCGGTAATGTCGTAATACCTGGCATTGCCTCCACTAACGACGCCAAGGTTAGCCGGTGAGTAAACGCGACTGAGAAGAACGCTGGCGCCGATTGCCAGAGAGTTAATATAGGCAGATACAGCCGCCTTTATCTCTTCGCCGACCCGGGATGTGTAGCCCGTAAGGGGCTCGATAGTAATTTTCACGTAAATGGGAACATCGACCGGCCTTGAAAAACCAACCGGGTGAGGGTTTCCGTACTTATCAGGCACAACAATCACCGTGCTGCCGTAGGGCGTTACGCCCTGCCCTTTCACACCACGAATACTGTTCGCAATGACCGTCGAATCACCACCTTCGACAATGGCAGCGATTGAATGCGGAGGCAGGCCATTTGCATCAGTGTTATCTGTATCGTTCTCATACAGCTTGTGTCGTGTTACGCCGCTGATATTTGCTATCGCACCATCTACCGCACCAAACGGCGTGAGAGACGCCAGCGCGACGCTTTGCGACTGTCTTACACGTAGTTCTGCGTCAGTTTCCGCCGCTACACCTACAGTTGCCGCCTGCGGGTTAGTCACCGAGGCCCATCCTCGCGTAGGTGTGTTGATGCCGTTTACCGACCCCGCAACCGCCGCGACCGCCCCGGAGTTCGCGCAGGTGGCCGTTGCTACCACTGTCCCATCGGAGCCAATCACTACGGTAGCAGGCAGATTCCAGACCACGCTGTTTGTGTCGCGGACCGAGCCATTGGTGATGGTAGTGCCAATAGTACCGGTCAGCAGCAGATCGACAGTTGAATTTGTCGCTGCGCGCCTGGTAATACCGTTAATTTTGACGTTGCTCGTCAGTGCGTCACCCAGGGCCGTCGCCGGCGAGAATGACCTGTAAACCGAGATGGCCGTGTTATTGGCGTCGTGAATGGCCAGCGCCACCAGCGCCACCATCTGGCCGTCTTTGCTGTCAGGTTCCAGATAGGCATCACTGCCGTAAATCTGCTGGAAATAACCGGTGATGGTGTCCAGCACGGTCTGATAATCGGGTGCGGTTATCCCCTCAGCGGTTACCGTTGCCGATAAGCCGAGTGTGTCGAGGTCCAAAGACATTACGCCTCCGAGGTTACTGTGGTTGTCCCGTAGAGGGTTTCTACCGTTGCTGTGAACGTTACACGGCGCGTGCGGCCGTCAACTTCGGTGTTAAATTCGGTGATAGAGCTCACGCCCTGCGTTTCCAGAATGCGCCGGCGGATAGCCAGGTTGTAGGTATCTGGTCGTTGTTTTCCGAGGACTGACTGAATCCAGGGTGTTCCCTCTGTGGTATCGAGGAACCACTGACCGTACCAGAGCAGGAAGCGCGTTTTAATGGCCTGCGCGACGGCCTCCGGAGAATTCACCAGCCAGGTATCATCGCCCTGACCGAAGGTGTAATCACCGTCATCATCTTCTCTTCGGTATCGCATATCACCCTCCGAGCGGGTCTGTATCACTGCCGCCAGGTGCAACACCACCATGCGTATGCTTATCGACGATTGAGCCATCCACCAGTTGCAGGCGGCCATCAGGAAGAATTTGAAGACCGTTCAGGTTAAAGCCGCCCGGAGCCGTGCCGCTGATTGCGCCACTGGCGGGGTTAAGGCTCAACTTCGCGGAACCATCATCGCTACGCAGCTCTACCGCACTGGTGCTGATGCCGCTTATTTTCTTCGCCTGCGACTGCGGGCCCACAATACAGAAGGCATCCGATAAATCGTGCATGCGCCCGTCTACTGGCTCCTGTATGCCCCCGCTCTGCCACCAGAAATCAATGCAGCGGTCAGCAAAGATAACCAGGCATTCATCACCAGCCGTAACGGGAAAAGTTAGCGTACAGCCACCACCGCGGGGGAAGACGACAGGAACATCTACCAGCAGCGGCAAGCTAACGGACACCTCAGCGCCTGATTCGTCATGCTCCACGCCTTTAATTGCTGGCTGAACAACAGCGGTGACGGCATCCGGATCAAACGACTGAATGATGCCGGGAATAGAGACGCGCATTGCGGACATGATCGCTTGCGCCAGCTGCGCGTCGGCCTGCTCTTTACTGCCGAGCTGTGCGTTAAGTGCTACGGGCATTTGGTTTACTCCGGGCATTAAAAAACCCGCTCAGAGGCGGGTTACTGATCAAATATCAGGATTTTAAATACTCATATTGAGTGTTACTGATCCTCTTTGCAGTTTTTGATGTAAACCTTGCTCAAAACGACCGTTACATCGTGATTAGTTGCAAGCAGGAAACTGCTGAGGAAAAGCCGGAAGGCTATTTTTAGTTTCTCCAAATAAGGGCCGGAAACCTTAATGCCAAAATCTGATACTTCCATAAAACTACCTCCATCAATCGGTAGGGCTGTACTACCGATTATCAGGGAAACTGTGCCAGAGGATAATTACACCGTTCGTAACAGAGTGCACACTGTTGACTCTTTTGGCGCTGGAGTGGGTGGCGCGTTGGTTGATATTACCATTATTGTCGCCACTTCTTCACCTGCCTGCATTGCTATTGCTTCAATAATCAGAAAGTGGATTCAAACCAACTCGTCAAAAAAAGTAACAATAACAACAGAAAAGGGGAAAATTGAAGTAGAAAATCTATCTGCAAATGAGCTAATCGATGTAATAGAGAAGTGCAAAACGATCACCTTCAAAGAAGAGTAACTCTGTGCCGGTCAATCCGGCACCTTCTTACACGGAAACGACCCGATCACTTCACCTTCCGACAGTCGTACGTCCAGAACTCTCTGGGCTCGTCCATGTTCTTGCGGATCACTTCGACGTTGAGAATTGCCTTATTGTTGCGCTTAACATAATCAAGGCCCAGCCAGCGACCGGTGTTTGGATCGGGCAGCATCCATTGCATCATGACGTTATCGAAATCATCCTTTTGCTTGAGGAAGGTCATTTTTTGTGTTTCAGGGGCTTGCCCGTTGATATGCATAAGGCCATCGTTAGCAGCTTCGAGTTGAAATGGTCCGCACTGCATACCTTTTGCTGAAACCAACAGAGGAGATGTTAATAAAAGCGCGAATAATGCCTTTTTAATCACGAGTGAATACCTTCGACAAAGTTCCTTGTGACTGCAACTCCGCAGCCCCTTTCGCCAGACAGAGCAAATCCATATACCATGCCTGCCCGCGAGTATCGCCAGTATAGTCAATGCTGCCGACAATGTAATCACCATCGGTATTGATTGCGGCAAGCTGGGATCCGGGCAAGCCATCGACATAGATATTACCGTCAGTGGTACTTTCGCCTAATACCCCTGGTGACTGCCCGATTTGGTCATTGCCGAGAGCCTGGCGATATACTGAGGCCTGATCCAGCCTGATGAGCCCCCCCAGCTTTATATTCGGGTTTATCAGGCAGCGAACGTTAACGCCCGCACCCATCGTCTGCTGTGGCATGCCAATGAGTCCGGTATCGGCGTTCAGCACGATCGCCTCCTGAATATATTTGTCATCAGGTAGGATATGCACCTGGTTGTTTTCATACCACCAGTTGGCTTTGCATTGCCCAGCCAGCCCGAACATCAGGCGCCCGGTATTCTGGTAAATAGTACGTCCGCGGGGGAAAACAGTTGAGCCGAAATCGGGCGTGCTGCCTTCAGATATTCCGTATGGCCTTAATGACTGCATGCCGAGATCAAACAGGTCTGCGTGCTTCCAGCCAGCCGCAACCGTCGTTTTCACGCTCGCGTTCAGATGCCCTTCCCAGCCATCGATACACTGGATGAGCACCCAACTATCGGTTACGTTCTCCTTCCCGGTAATGGTGAAGCGAATGTCACCATTGAAAATCATTCCGATGTTTTTATCGGGATACTCTCCGCTCTCGTCAGCAATGCCGTTATAGCCGGCGATGCACCTTATACGGGTAAATTCCTTTCCCATTATTCGGTTCTGAGTCTCTGGCGCCAGATTGTAAATTTTGAAGTTACCGACGAACCCGTTAAAAATGGTGGCCGGCATCTTCTGAATGTTAAACGTCACCTTGAAATCTGACAGTGAGATGCCATCACCCTTATCGTCGATAAGCTGCAGCTCAAAATGCCGCATCCAGTTTTGAGACATGATCACTCCGTTACTACGTAAAGGTGGCTCTTAGTTCCGAGGTCTGCTGCCGTTGGGTTGTCATTCGCCGGGTCATCACAGACAACATAGAGCGAAAACCCGAGGCTCATGTAATGATATTGGGCCAGCAGATCAGCGCCGGTAATCAGGGGAATACCCTTGATCAAGTCGGCGCCGGCACTGTCCATGATATCCAGACACCAGAACACCGCCCGCCAGGTAACAGCCATTTGAAAGCTCTGACCCGCCAGCGCAACCGCGAACTGCTGGTTGTCGGGTGACAACGGGATTTCTGATACAGACATTTAACCTCCGGTGAAGAAACGCACACCCCGGCTTAGCAATGACTCATCCTTAGGCGTTGGAGTTTTAACGCCTGAATTTTGCACCGCTGAGGTGTTCACGCCCTCTTTCATATTTTCCTTTGCGGCTACACTGACTGTCTGCGTCTGGGTGGTGATAACCTCCCTCAGCGTAACGGTTGCCATCAGGACATTTTCGCTTGCGCGATCGGTGGTCACATCCAGAGTCCGGATCACCATATTGGTATACAGCCGCTTGCCTGTGGTTACGTCGATGAGTTGTCTTTCCTGCTGCATTTTAAGCAGCTCGGCATAAACCTCTTTCGGCCCCATGCTGTTGAGCGGCGTCGACAGTCCAATATTTCGGGTGTCATAGAAATCAAGCAGTGAACCACCACCAGCAAAGCCAATTTCCATTACCACTTCAGAGGGTCGGCGATAGGCATGGTCGGAGATAAAGCCGGTCCCGGCGTTGGTCGCCCTCTCCACCGGGTGCTCGGTTATTTCCAGCGCATCGCTATGCCGTTCGGTAACAACCACGTCGGGTATCATCAGACCAATGCGCCGGCTCTGCTGCTGGAACAGCGTAGATAGAATATCCATCAGCTCGGCCCCCTCGCCAGTTGCTGGGTTGAGCGTGCATTAACATTCGCCTGATTATCTGCAACGATTTTACCGGCCTCCCTTGGGTCGCTGACACCAGAGATGTTGATGACCGTATTCTGGTTCAGCGTCGCGCCACCACCCGGCATATTGCTCATCACCCGGGGTATGTAGTTTCTGGTCTCCTGCGGCATCAGCGCCATGCCGTACTTCTGCACGTTACCGATCCCCCAGTTATATGAAGCCAGAGCCTTGCCCAGATCGCCGCCGTTCCTCTGCAGGAGCATCGAGAGATACCGCGCCGCCGCTTCCGCCGACTTCATCGGGTCAAACACGTCATTACCGCGCAGCCCCATATCGCGGGCGGTACCCGGCATAAACTGGAACATCCCTTTGGCGCCTGCGCCAGACACGGCAAACTGATTACCGCGTGATTCAGTAAGCGCCACACTACGTAGCAGACCCGCTGGTAGGTTATACAGCGCCTCCAGCTTACCCATCATTGGAGCCATCCAGCCCAACAGTTGAGCGCCTGCTTTAGTGGCCTGAGGTCGTTTAACAGACTGCCCGTATTGAGTAGCGTCACCGCCAAACCAGCCAGTAACGGCCTGCCCAATACTGCGCGGATCAAACCCGGTTTTATTCTGAATCCAGTTAGCCGCGCCGTTAGCACTGTCTGTCACCGCATCTGGTGGCGCACTATTGCCGCCTTGCTTTAAAAGCTGCCTGGCATAAGCTGCTACGTCTGACCATCGGCCTTCGTCAATAGCATTGAGAAGCTTGCCGATGATATCCAGCATCTTGCTAAGTTCATCAAATTGCTTTTTCAGGCTGTCGAATTCGAACTTAATCGACCAGGTTTTGGGGTCGATACCGAAGAGCTTTATCAGCTCGTCTTTGAGGCGCTTAATGCCTGACCATAGCTTGTCAATGGCGTTCAGAGCCAAAGTTATCGCCGGTTCCCATGCCTTCCAGTCGATAAGGCTTTTGCCGCCTTCTTTCCATGTTTTGTAATCGTCGTACAGCAACAGGATTGCGCCAGCCAATGCCAGCACCCAGGTAATGGGAGACGCCATCATCGCCGAGTTGAGCAATCGCCAGACCACCACAAGCCCACCAAGAGTTTCGATGAGGGCCTTGGTATCGTCATTCAGACCTTTCCACCAATTCTTGACGTCAATGGCAGCCTGAATAAGCCGGTATACAATCCGACCTACTGCTTCCCCCATCCAGAGGATACCCTTAACCGTAGCGGTGATCGCCCCTTCGATTTTCGGGAAGTTATCCAGTATCTGGCGCCGCAACCGGTCCAGCGACCCGGCCAGGCCATCAGCGAGGCCGGAACCGATTTTATCCCGTGCCATGCCGGCCATCAGGCCGAAGGAGCGCAGCGAGGTCATGAACTTGTTTGAACTGACGGCAGCCACATCGGCGTTATAGCCGATAGCCTTTGCCATTGCGGTATATTCGCCACTGAACTGGCCGATACCGCGACGCATAGCCATCAGGGTATTTTCATCAATACCCAGCATCTGTGCGTACTGATTAGCCCTGTAATACGGCATGCTGCTAAGACGCTGACCGACGCCGGTGAAGATGCTGGCCATATCCCGCATGTTGCCCTTAGCATCGCGAGTCTGCACGCCAAGACGATTCAGGAAGCCTTCAGCACCGGGGTTGTTACGCACGAACCGTGACAGGTTTTCAAGTGAGCCTCGGGCGGCGTCCACGCTGCCACCCATCTGGCTGACGGCATACCCGATTTGCTTAATGCCCTGCACCGTCGCGCCAGTACGCTGAGAAGCCCAGTACAGGTTATCGAGGCTGCTGGCGATTTTGGCGGTAAACGCCACCACTGAAGCAGCAGCCAGTTCAACTTTGGTACCAAGCTCAATCGCCTTAAGCGTCGTCCCGGCAACCACGGCATCAAATTTTCTGGCGCCAGCTTCGTCGACTTTGAACCCAAGCGAGATCAGAAAGTCCTTGAGCGTTTCAGCGTTCATTGTCCTCTCTCCATTTCGCTATGCGGTAGTCGTTATCGGCTTTGAGGTCCAGCCAGTCATTCATGCGGGCAATGTCAGCCAGGTCGACTGACCCGTCCTTCAGTGCGGTATAGGGGATATACCCGGCTTCCACCGGGCGCATCAGGAAGCTTTCTCCTTCTGGTAAGGATTCCAGCGTTAAGCCTGCGGCGACGGGTCCGCCGTTTCGCTGGCGGGGAGTTCTTTCAAAAAATTTCCCAGGCTGTCGGCGACCACCCGCGCCACCAGCTGCAGCATCGTGAACAGGTCGATGTCGTCGAACATCAGCACGCCCTGATCGAAGACTTTCACCCATCCCTTTTCATGCTGGCGGGAAACGACGCCCAGGCACGGATAAATCACCGCGTTAACGTCGTCATCCGGCAATGCCGCCAGCGTGTCGGCGATTTTCGGCAGCACACTTTCCACTACAGCACCAGAGTTCCCGGCAACAGCCTGTGCCTTCAGCGTCGAAAACTCACTAACCAGACCGGCCAGCACCGGCAGCAACTTACGGCTGACCTTCAGCTGCTGGAAAACGTCGAGTTTGGCAGTGCGGTAGTTAACGCCCTTGATTTCAAATTCCATCGGTTAGAACTCCCCCAGCAGTTGGTCAACTTTACCGGCGTCAAATACCCACGACACCGTATTGCCGACTTTGGCGTTAGCGTGATCCGGCTGTTTCTGGAATGCGCAGCTGCGCGCCGTAGTGGTATCGCCAGAGGCTTTATTACGGATGACAATCACGTTATTGCCCCAGGTAGCGGAAGATAGGCTCTGAGCGTTGTACATCAGGGACAGTTTCTTGTTTACCGGAGATGTTTTCAGCAGCGTTACGGTGATCGTGCCGCTTTTGCCGCCGTGTAGGCTATGCATCACCTCGCCATCGGCGCCGATGGTCATGGTGTTTTTGGCCTCGGTCATCGTAACCGTGATGCCCTCCTCGGAGTTCCCAGAACCATAACCCAACTCAAGGAATCCCGTCGGGCCAGCGAGGGAGGCTGAAACATCAATAAAAGAATAGGTAGACATTTATGGCTCCTTATCGCACTACCGTGATGGCAACCGTGCCGTAATGAACGGCCCCAGCCAGTTTTCCGGCGACCTGAATCGGCACCCCTTTACGCGCTTCGCGATCGACCTGCAGCTGGTCGTCGACGTTTTCTGCCCAGGTGTAATAGCCTTTCGTCAGCGTATCCCCGGTGCTTAACTGCCCCATCGGGCCACCAGTCCATTTGCCCGGAGCAAACAGGCCGTTAGTGACAGCCTTATCGAGTACCAGCTCAATGTTGGCGATACGGGTTGTGGTGCCGGCATCGGTCTGCGGGGTTTTGGTTGTGCTGGTATATAGCGTGTTGAAATCAGCGGTCTGTACGGCGTTCTGCAGCCAGTCGAGACCGTGGCGCTCGTCAAAGAAGTCACCGTTCGACATGACGCCCTGCTCAAGAATCGCCGTATCGTTTTCGTAGTACACGTAAACGTTGCAGTTTTTCGCTTCGAGATTATTGGCCTGCGGTGTACCCAGGGTTTCGTAGGTAATACCTGGTTGCTGTTTGAATTTCAGCGTGATCGTCGTATTGCTGCCGGTGAAATCGACAGTGAACGCACGCGCAAAGGCTGACAGCGCTGCGTAGCGGCTACTGGTCGAATACTGGATGAAAGAACGGCTGTATTTCGCAGCTTTCAGTTTGGAGGCCAGATCCGTAGTCGTTGCAGCATCCAGAATCGTTGCAGCAGCCGAGGTAATACCGAAGATGCGGGAAACAGTGGACGCCTCAACAGCCGCGGACACGCTGATAATATCCGCATCAGCGGGGTAATCAGCCTCAGGAACAGCGAGATGTAGCCCATACCAGCTGTTGTAATCCATCAGGGTGTTTACGGCCTGCAACACGGTTTCTACCGTTCCAGCCTCACCGGTTTCCAGCGTTTTAACCCAGCGTCCAACATAGACCAGAGTAGGCTGTGGCTGCTGAGAGAACCAGATAACAGCAGCTTTATACTCTTCGCTGTCAACACCGAAATCATCACCGATATCGTCAGCGGACGAATAGGCCCGCAGGCGTTCGGCAATCGGGATGACAGTTGAATCACCCAGGATAAGCATCGAGCCAAAGTTGCGCCCCTGCGCGGCCCGTGCGGAAAGCGTCACCGTCACGTTAGTGATACGGTTAAGGGGAAGCCCTTTTTCCATGTTCAGTCTCCGGTAACTATCGTGACGTTTGGATCAACGACAGATTTAACGTTGTAGGTGCGGATGATTTTGCGGCGTAGGTCCACGCTGATGTCGTAGCGTCGCACCCACTGGTTATTGATGAGTTCGGGAAGATTGAGGATCCGGCCCATCTGAAGGAATGTCAGGCCTGAGCGGTTCAATTCGTCATTGTTCTGCGATACCAGCAGACCGTCACGAAAGCGCGTGGCCATTGCCAGCCCCTGCGGGCCATAGAAACACAAGATCAGGCTCACGGTCTCATGCGACCACTGTTCTGTGTTCTCTTCGCCCTGCACGTACGCCGGGTTGAAGTCCTCCTGAATGCCGGTGATACCGAACGCGCACCAGGTGGTACCGTTTTTCGGTATCTGGATTTGTGGGTCAGTCCAGCGGGGATAGACGACGTTTTTATCCAGCCCAGTCACACCCCGTATCCAGCGGCTGATTAGCCGCTCCAGATCCTCATCGTAGGGCGGTGAGTCACCGACGGGCGTCAGATATCCCACCGTTGTGCTGTCGTTACTCAATTGGCGTTCCCCCGTCGAATTCCAGAAGTTCGCAATGTGCCTGGACGAACCCAGCACCGTACGCCGTATACGGATCGACAAACGTCACGCGGTAGTCACGCCCGCGGTAGGTAACGGTGTCAGCATCTAATCCTGGTTGCCCCTGTGTAAGCCTGAACTGAGTCACGATTAGGATGGCGCCGTTGATGTTCTGACCTGCAGCCATGCGTTTCGCTTCCAGCGAGCGGTCAACGGTCACCACGCCAGTAAACGGGATATCCTGCGGTGTATTGACCGGGAAATTATCCTCATCGACCGTCTGCAGCTGCCGGTGACATACCAGCGTAAGATCGACAAAATCCGGGTCCAGCAGAACTTCAGTCACATCGAGAAAAGGCATTATTTTTTCCTTACGACGTATTGAATTGCCCGGAACAGATATCCCCGCGCACGAAGCGGCTTATCCCCTAGAATGGGCGGCTTCATTTTCCGGCGTTTCTGAATGGTCTTTTCAGACAGCGGCTCCAGCCTATCGCCATCCTCGATAACCGCCTTTGCCGCATCGCGGGCAATTTGACCTGCAGCCTCAAGATGCTGATCTGCCTGCTTTGCATTACCCTCAAGCGCAGCCTGTGCAGCAAGCTTCAGCCGTGCGGTGGTTTTATCCAGAGAATCCTCTATACCCATATCGAGAAAAGGCCGTGGTAGGAGCGTGACGATCTCGCCGTCAATCTCCACGGTCGCACCGGTGGACTGTAGGTAGCCAATTTCGGCGTTGCTCAGTGGCGAATCTTCACGTGGAGGGCCAGCGGGAATGCCCACCAGCACATCGGTGCCAGACAGCTTATTCAGTGCGTCGAGAACATCGGCGTAATTGTCAGAGCGTATCGTGAGTCCGCTTTTCATTACGGCGTCCCCAATTGAACTGCTCCCGCACCGAAATCCATGAGGTATTCCCATAACTCAGACCCATGACGGGAGTTATTCCAGAAGCCCGCATTCGGGTCCAGCGTCGCGCTGGCATCGTAGCTTACCGAAACCTTATCCACTGATTTTGAGGTCTGCACTCCGCTATTTGCACCACCAGCAGTACCCACGGCAACGCCACGCATATCAGCGGCGTACAGGTACAGGTAGTGCGCGACATACAGGCCGACAATGTAGGGGAAAATATCTTCACCAAACCGCGATTCGCTAAACAGAACATCAGCGAGATTAATGCGCATCTGAATCATTGGTGTAGGGTACTTTGTTTCGTCAGCGTACTGCGGAAATGCTGCTCTGAACTGCTCAGGCGTCGGTAGACTTTGATTTCTTGCCATTGGTGGTGGCCTCCGCCAACTGCGCTTCTAGCTCTGCAATGCGCGCTTCGTACTCAGCAATGCGCGGGTCTTCTGCCACCGCCGGCGCTTCGCCATCTGGTGAGCAATGAGCTTTTACAAACCAGTGCTCAGCTACTTCGTCGTCCACGTCGTGGAATCCTGCAGCGAAGGGAGTAATTTTCGCGCCATCGTTGAAGTTGAAAGCGGCCAGTACATAGATTTTCTTCATCGGTATTCCTTAGAAAAAAGCCCCTGTGAAGGGGCTGTATCTGGATTAAATGCCATCCATGTAGTTCAGGGTTTCCGGGTAAACCGGCTCAACCGCGCCCAGCTTGCCGTAGTAGGTCACCAACTGATACAGACCGCGATACTGGATCGGGACGCTCTGCAGCGGGACCATCGGGAAGCGCACAAACTTCTTATCGTTGGTGTAGGCCACCATGCGATCAGTACCGCCCACACCGCGACCTTTCATCCATTTAACCGGACGAATGTTCAGCGGCTTGCCGTTCTGGTGGTAGGCGATGGTGTTCGTCTCCAGATAGGTCAGCAGAGACTGATTACCGGCGCTGGAAACGATGGTACTCGCAATGAACGAATACTGTTCAGGCGGGATCAGCAAATCTTCCGGAACTTTGGAGTAAGCGGAACGAGCCCACGCATTGCTCAGTACCTGGTTAATGCTGGCGCGGATTTCGTCGGCGGTGGAAGTCGCCCACGTTTTGGTCGCGTTGGTCGGCGTCACCTGAGACAGGTTAAGCAGCCCTTTAGCGCCTTTCGCCGCATCACCGATATAAACCTGCTCATCGGTATCCATGTTCCACTTCAGCTGCATGCCATCGTACTTCTGGGTATCAATAGGACGCCCGACCTGTGCCGCAGCATTCAGTTCGATAACTGTCCAGCCAAGCTCCATGCCCCATAATTCCAGCGGGAAGCCCTTTTTCTCGATATCAACGTTGAGGCCTGCAATCGCAGTGGCCAGCGGGCTGATCCAGTTTTTACCGTTGGCGTTAGGTGTACCGGCAGCGGCAAAGGTGGTGTTGGTGAAGGAGCTGATTTCGTCAGCGATAGAAACGTCTTCACGCAGCTGAATATCACGGCTCCACGTCTGGGAGGTCAGCGGCAGGTTCAGCGTTTGATCGAGGCGTTCCAGCTCGTGAATGAGAAAGGCACCAGAACTGTCGACTGTTGCCTGGTCAAATGTCATTGGCATTTGCGATTTCCTTAAATGTTAAAGGCCAGTTCAATGTTGCCGTTCGTGTCGCCGGGGCCATTGAAGTAAGCATTGGTGATCTGCACAGTGTTCGCGCCGTCTGCGGCAGCCAGGAAGGCACCTAACGGGCTGGATGCGGTCGGCGTTGCCACACGCATAAACACAGCACCGCCAAGTGCCACAGAGCTGGCATCAACACCGATATTCACTGTCACATAGCCACGCTTCATGCAGTCACCGGCAAAGTTAAACCCGGTACCAATCTGACGCACTTTGTCAGGCTGGGAGGCTGTCGGGTACGGGCGAACATAGATGCCCACAACAACAGCAGCCGTGTCAGCCGCTTCAATCGGCACAAACTTACCTGCGGAGAACTTCCCGGCGAGGCCGTATGCGGCGAATGCCTTCGCGCTGTCCAGTGTCTGAGGTTCAACCGTCAGATCCTGCGGACGAGAGATTGCACCGGCGATGCCTGCAGGCATCCGGTAGAGAAATGTGTTGTCCATTGGTTGCCTCGTTAGCGTTTAGTCCAGAGTTCCTTCGCGGCAGCGTTAATCTCCGCGATGGTTTTGGTTGTGTTGGAATTGATGTTGCGGAAGCCGTCAACGGTCTTGGATGCGGTATTGCGGTTTTTCGCCACTTCAGACACGGCATTGAATGCCATATCAACGGTCGCTTTTTTCAGTTTGCGGATATCGGCGTCACCCACGATAGAGCGCACCATCGCCTGATCGGCAGTTGCCAGAACTGAGCGCTTGAACGCGGTAGGCTTTGCAGTGGCCGGTAACTGAATGCCAGGCTGAATCAGATCGGCACGATACGCGGCGTCACCAGTAACGGCCCCCTCTTTCTCGTCCTTCTCTTCGTCATCATCGTCCGCATCACCCGTTGCAGATGCCGGGGCGAGTTTAGCGACCGCCTCGATCAGCGCCTTACCCCACGCGGGGATTTCTTCATCAGCATCACCAGTCCCCGGAAGAGCTGGGCCCGGTAACGGGCTTTGCGGTGAGAGATTAATCACCACACCACCCGGCGTAATTGAAGAACTTACGTCGTCATCACCGGTAATGCTTTCCGGCGCGTTATCGACAAGATTCGCCATTTCAGCGGCGTCATTGGTTTTTCGGGCCTTCAGAAGCCGGGTAAACCAGTTTTTAGTTGTGCTAGGCATAGCATCCCCTATTTTACAACGGAAACCGGCCCGCCCGTTTGGGACAAGGGCCAGATGGTTACCGGTTATCGCAGACTGAATCGCGAGGCCGGGTGAGATTTCTTCGTAGTCAGCGTCATATCCACAGCTAACCTCGTCATCGCCAGCATCAATGGCCTGAAGCCCTTCTGGGCTTTTAACAATGACATCTGCCAGCAGCAGATCGGACTTATCGCCCTCCCCGCGCCTGACGTTCTGAATGTGTCCGTGCGCCAGTAGTCGCCAGTTATCAGGAGCAACAAAAATAATGTCGCCATTGAAATCTCGCGGGTGACCTATCGTTACGGCCATTCCTTCAAAGGACGCCATTGAGCGCTCACTGAAAACCTCTTCAGGTGTTCGCCGTACGATGATTTTCCCCCACGCATCAGGGGTAAGCTCTGGGCGCTCGGTTTTGTCGTACTCCTGCTCTCCAGTACGTCCGATCGGCACATCCTTAAACAGCACTGAGCCATCAGCAAGCTGGAAACGAGTATTCCCCAGGCGGGTTTTAAAGAAATATTTCATGAGTTACCTGCTGCTATCAGGCAAGAAAAAAGGCCGCTTATTTGCGACCTTCAGTAAAGGGATAATTTTTCGAAATACCGGGCTATTTAACATAATGGTTCTTACCCGCACCACCAAAAATGGACTGGATTGAAATGTCCTGTTAGAGCCTCATAACCAGCAGTTTTCCAGCCGGAAATTCAGCTTTTTTGAACACAACATTTTCGTAACATTTCGCGGGTATTGGGCTTCAGCCAGAATGACAGGGATAGCCGCTGTTTTTTCATTTTCCCGGGTCAGGAATCTGCACTTCAGACCAACATTTGCAGTTAGGCAGACACCCGGCATGTCCGGTCATGCCGTCGAGAGTCGGCGGGTTATCCCAGCGCACGAACTTATCTTTCATTTTGCGGTGTGATGGACGGGTGCCAGCACCCTCAATGCGCCACCAGTAGCCCTCCGATCCGACTGCCAGAGCCCGCGCCTGTGTCAGTGCGCCAGTGGCGCGACCTATCTCAGTGCGCGCTATCATTCGCGCCCTGCTGGCCGCCACATCGCCGGACTGCATGATCATCTCGTAGAGCTGGTCAGGTCGCTCACCGTTGATAACCGCCTGTATCGCTCTCTCCTGAATTTCCCTTACCCGGCCGGCGGCCTCTAATGGCAGGGACTTCATATAGCGAATCTGCCGGTACACGATGTCCTGTGCGACCATTCCAACAGGAGTATTGCCAACCACATCACGCAACCCTGCGGAAATTTCTTCCGAGACAGACCGCCACTGGTTCCACTCTTCCTGCTCTACCTGGGCAAACATCTTTCGTCCGACCATTTCGGCCCAGTCGTCGATCACCCCGGAGTAGTCAACCAGAGATTTAGCAATGCTCTCAGCGCTTGCCTGTGAACCATCGTATGAACCCGTTACGATTTGGTTTATCTGGTCGACTATCGCCAGTAGGCTTTTCTGATACTGGCGCTCCGACCGGCGGCGGAGGTTGGGTTTCAGATTCAGTCTCCTCCCACTGTTTCGCCGCATTCTGGATATCCTCGTCAGTAATTGATGCCCCGATGCCTGTTACATCGGCCAGTTCACGTAGGTCAGTCAGCGCAGCTGCTGGAGGCATGCCCAAATCGCGCACAGCCGTTGCCAGGGCATTGGCGGTATTGGTCGCTACAGTTGATCGGTCGGTGTCACTCATCTGCCACAGCGGATTAAACTCGAAAGTGAAATCGTCCGGCAGCGGCTCACCAAACTCCGAGCGATGCAGTACATCGAATAGCAAGCGGATGTGAGGCCGTAAATCTCGCTCCTGCAGCGTCCCCACGTCATCGTAGTAGTTCGCCAAATCAGCATCGCCGGTTGAAAACCCCTTTGGTGACTGTCGGAACAAGCGAACAAGAGGGATACCAACAGCACCCGCGATATCCTCTTTAAACTCCCCCAGGAGATCAGAGAGGCCCGCGAAAGAATAAGAATGAGTTTCAAATTCATCCTCCAAATCAAAGAGGGACATCCCCTCATTCGTCTGGAACTGGCGGACCATTTCCATGTTTTTGATCAGCGCTTCGAATGGCTTGCCGCCCAAAGCGATAATTTCACGTAACTTTTTAATCTTAACTGTTCGAAGATGCGCCTTATACGCGAGCTGGGCTGCGCCAACACTGGTGCTGTCGTAGGATGTCAGACGGTCGAAAATACGCTCAACAATGGACATACCCCATTCGTTTTCGGTGATTTTCTGCTGGTACGGCAGTTTCACGCCATCCATGCGGATCAGGCGACTGTGATGAACTGTCCAGGCAGGCAGCCCCTGCGCCGTCGTCACAATATCGTAGAACTCTGGCTTGCCGAGGTTGGGCCCAAGCGCTTTTATGCGCCTGGTCAGTTGCGGATTAATCATCCAGCGGTCGAGGACGGCCAGCCCTTTGAAACTTCCCTTGCCGACCTTATCCAACATCAAAGGCGTTAACGGTGCCTGCCCTTCAATAAGGATCAGTGCAACAGCCCCGCCATATAGCCGGGACCATTTCAACGTCTCGTTGATGCAGTCCCACAGTTGTAGCTCATCAAAGCGTGACTCCAGCACTCCCCGACGTTTCGGGTCAATCTCGCTGGTAATGCGAACGCCCTTTTTGGTCATGTCGTCCGCTTTCGAATCGACAGCGGCGCCAATAATCCAAGAGGAGCGGTACGCATACTCAATCAGCAACCGGTTACGGCTGGTATAGTTCGCCCGATATGTCGATGCAGCGTGCTGGTTAGGCTGCTGCATGCCGACGCGGGCCATAAAGTTATCGTACGAATCCGCCGTGGCGACTCGTCCCGTTTTTTTCGCCATGGTGATGATGCTCCGGTTTTTCGATACCCGTGACGGATCAGATAATTTGTTAAAAAATGGCCCGATTTAACATAATGACTGTTACCCGCACCAGCCGGATCCCTCCCATGATGAAATGTCCGCCAAAGGCTTATTTCGTCAGGATAAGTAGCAGAAAGTGCGTGAATAAAACGTGCATAAACAGGGTCAAAAAGTGAATATGGATTTTTCGGCGTGAGGTGGCTATTTCCAGATGTTTAACCTCTTCCCAGGGCTTCCCAGATATCCATTGCCGTATCAGTCGGGGCGAATGCCATAATGAATGCATCAGCCACGTTCGGTGACGGAACATCACGCTTAGCGAGGTCTTTCTTGCTCTCCACCATTACGCGACCATTCTTGTCAAAATCACGGTGCGGGGTGGTCAGCTCTAGCTTTAACTTTTCCAGCAGCGGACAGGATGAGTCGATGCTTATCAGCTCATCTACCGGGTACTGCTCACCGTTCTTTACCGCGTTGAAGGTATTACGGAAGCGATCCGCTACCAGCCACCAGGCCTGCGCTTTGAGGTTGGCGAAAAAATCCTTGTTCGGAATGCCAATATATTCATCGTCCGGCTCGTTCACGCCTGCGCCAGCATTGAATCGCTGATAGTTGATGCGTGATGCGTTCATGTTTTCGCGCTTACGATCCTCGTTAATTTCTGAGAATTTAGCGCCAGCAGACGCCCCGACACCTATAGAGTCGTAGACGATATCAGCATCGCGCTCCAGCGCTGCCTGGTAAGTGCGCTGGCAGCTCTTAAGTAATTCATCCTCTTTCGCCTTCCACTCGTCAGCCCAGTACACGACAGAACCATGGCGATAGACGTTAGCGCATTTATCCGCGCCGCTGTCGGCGACGTCGAAGCCAATACGCTTACGCCCGCTTGGCTCGAAATTAAGAACCTTGTGCGCGTCTACCGCTGCCTCTATCCATGACAGTTTGATAATGGCTGCATCATCATCAGATTCCGGTACGCCTTCGTAAACGTGCTTAAACCCGTCTGGATCACGCCGCCTGGCAGCCTCGATAACCTTCAGCATGGTGTCGGAAAGGAACGGGTTTTCGTCGTAGTTGATTTTGCGTATCAGCGTATCTTCTGGTGGATCGACCACAAAGTTACGCCACACGAAATCGGTGACCAGTCCGGGGTTAAAGATAAACCAGCACTCTGAGCCCTCCTTACGGATGGTAGGCTCCAGTATCTTCCACTGATACTCCGTCAACGCGTGGGCCTCTTCCAGCCACAGCACGCTAATCCCCTCCAGCGACTTAATCTCTTCGATATTTCGCCAGAGTCCGTAAAACACGAACTCAGAACCGGTCACCCGGTTAATGATTTTGTTGTTCAAAATGCGGAAACGATGCCGCAGGCCAAACCGGTCAATCTGGATTTTGAGCAGGGTATATACCGACTCCTCAATTTTGTTCTGGATCTGACGCGCACAACAAAAGCGAAGGCTGTATTTATTCGACAGAAATATGGCTATACCAGCGGCATCCCACGATTTTGACGATGACCGCCCACCATAAAGCACTTTGTTACGCGCCTGCGTCGTCCAGAAGCTACGCAGAACCGGATTCAGCGTCGGTTTGGATGTCAGAGTAGAAGTCATTGAGGTCACGCTCTCCGTTACCATCATCTATGCCAGCATCACGGCGCAAGCGATCTGCCTCCAGTGATACCTTGTCAGTAGCGGCTTTGCGGTAATCAGTATCAGCAAATATTTTCCCGACCGTGGCAAGAGTTCCCACTATGGACTCAATACGTACGGTGTTACGCATCATTGCTTTGTCAGCGGCAACCATAAGCGCTGCCAACTTATCCCGTTCCTCATCACTTTCAGCATCTTCCATCAGCGTTAACCAGCGGCCAATATTCTCGGCAGCTGTCAGGTTATTTGCCCGGAGTCGAAATAGCTCATCCTCCAGTTGCAATACCCTTGCGTCTTCAATGACGTCATCTTTAAAAAGCATTCGACGTGCATAGCCGCCGTGCTTTACCGCTTCCTGATTCCCGCGCTGGAATGGGTTAGTCGGAGGATCGGTACGCACCCCGCGTATCGGTTTCGTATCTGGTGGAGGTTCTGATTTTGGTTGCGTACTTTTTTGGGTACCGCCAGAGCGGACGGGCTTCGCGGTGGTACGCGCCTTTCCTTTTTGCGTACCGGCTTGCGTACCATTTTTGCGTACCCAACCAAATTTCTTAGCTCTCTTCCTGATAGCCCCTTCAGTAACGCCGTATTGCTCGCCTATATCACGGAGACTAAGGACTCCGGCCCGGTATGCCGTCTCGATGGCCTCCCAGTCCGGTGTTGCCATGATAATTCCCTCACGTAGACATTATCGAAGCCACTCGTTGAATGGCTCCTGTAATGCCGTCAGGACTCGCTAGCCAGCTCAACCAAATCTTTAAAGTCCTGGCACATATGCAGCAGGTGACCATGATCGTCGACAAAGTTGTAGCTTTTGAATAGTTCTACGATTTCCTCGGGACTCTTCCCACTCAAACGAGGAAACCGTTTTGAATCGTCAACCTGTTTCATCTTCAAATCTCCATTCAGTTGGTTACGACCACGCCACTTCAACTCTGGAAATCGCATTCCATAGCGGTGGCATTTATCAATACTCTAGGGTTCCATCTACCGTGTACACAGCACTAATGAATGCGTCGTCAAAAGGCCAGTATTTTGATGCCCACATCAAAAAAGCTGGCTACCCTTACCGCAAAGTTGGGTGAGTAATCTAAGCGAGGCGTGGCCTCGCTTTTTTATTTGAGGCACTGCGTGCGGATGTAGTCCTGCTACTGACGCTTAGAGTCAGCCTGCCTGATATCAGCCTTATCCCGGTTGCACTGGCCCAGTGCCGAAAGCAGGCTTACGTTCAAATCCAGACTTTGACCCCAGGTCAGATTGTCGGGGATCGCCGGTTGAGGGGTCTCAGCTGTCAGGCTGGCCGGTAACGACACCACCGGCACTTTGACGTAGACCGTTCGCGAATTGTTGCAGCCGCTTAACTGCGCCAGCAGGCACAGGGCGATTAGTGCAATCATCATTCGCAACAGCAACCCGGATATCAGCCGAGGCTCCCGATGCGTCCAGTGCGATCTGCTCTTTTGCATGCTGATTGGCCTCGGCGATGGTGTTGAAGATGCTCATGGTGGTCAGAACGTTGGAGGTGATGGCCTGAGCGGTATTTATCTGCTGCTCTGCGGTTTCTGCTCTGGTTTCCTGCTTACTGGCAGCGTTGCGGTAATGCATTGCCAGCCATCCAAGGCAAACAACCAGGCAGATCACAATGGCGCTGATAATGGCGGTTAACCGGCTCATTTTTGACTCCAGAGACAAACTTCGCGCTCAATCTCGCGGCGAGTTACCAGGCCTTTCCACTGCTTACCTTTGGCATAGGTCCAGCGGCGCAGTTGATCACATGCACCTTTCTGGTCGCCCTGGTTGATTTTGCGCAGCAGCGTGGAGGCCTGGAAGTTGCCAGCGCCGACGTTATAGGCGAACGAGTACAGAGCCCCGCGCATCGTTTCTGGGATCGGCTGTTTGATATACGGGTTAATCTGGCGGGCGACGGTGTTGAGGTCTTTATTGAGTAGCGCTCGACACTCCGCCTCGGTGTACTTCTTGCCGAGCATGATGTCTTTGCCGGTGTGTCCATAACAGACAGTCCAGATACCCACCACATCCTGGTAAGGGTTGTATCTCACCCCCTCCAGCCCATCATTGCCGGTTGGCCCGGTAATAAGCGCCGACGCAATCGCAATAGCACCACTACCAACGGCAGCAAGAACGCTATTCCTCAACTTTGGTGACATAGCCATTCAGCCGATCCTCCCGCTCCTTCCGCCGGTAATACCAGTTCACGCCGCAGGTAATAACAGTGCATGCAATACCGACAACGATCGCCCAGTCACTCAGGCTCATACCCGCCACTTTGTCGGCCAAAATCCATACCTCTGTTTTCGATACGTCGGCATACGCCTTTGCTGAAACACCGCAGCCCGTTAATGCGGTCCCGGTGCCGTATGAGAGTCTGCTGTAAATGGTGCTCATTTTTTTCATAACCTCACCTCCGTTGATGACGGATGGCGCTGTGTTTTAAAAGGGTCAGGCCCGTCGGGCTGGATTTAACAACGAAGCGTGTCGATGATGATTCCCGCGGGACCTGATAATAAAAAACCCGCTCGAGGCGGGAAGGAATACCAAGGGTAAAAGTGACGGCGCGGTAGCCGTAAGGGTCCCAAGGTAGAGGGATTGTGGCGGAAGATGGAGGAGTCGAGCCCCCACCGTTACCAGCACCACCGGGTTCAAACCGATTCGCCCACCACTGAGCGGCATCTTCCAATCTGATTCAGGACTCTCGCGTATGAGCTTCAACGTGTCGTGCAGCACGTCTCTACCCAAGAGCCCTGACCGGATTGCAGGCATAAAAAAGCCCCGCACGATGGCGAGGCTTTGGAGTTCTGATAGGTCAAACGCAAATACGGCAACCTACACTAAATATATTGCTCATTTGTTCATTAAAATGCAAGCACGTTCTGTTTGTTTTTTGCAATTTTCCTCACGTTTTCGCGATCGTTGAATGCATTTTGTAGTGGCTGATAAAGGCAAAACAACGAAGCATTGATAACTTGCTTAACTTCCCGGCGGATGGTTGAAATGCTTGGGTGCTTATACTGATTTCCTGCGCGCGTCTTCATCAGGCGAGGTTTGCTCACTGCATGCTGCCATGAGGCGATCCTTATCTCGCTTGAGTTGCAGACGTAATAGGCAAAAATTACCTTCCATGCGTTCTCATCTACGTTTTTCAGGTAATGTCGGATAACGGCATCAATCAGCATCCCATCATCATCGCTGCACACAGGCCTTGATGGTGCTTGTGGTTCAACGGTGGCCATGAACTTGGCAATCATATTTATCATCGCCTTGTCTATCTTCCCTGTCTGGCACCACGCGCCCCAAAGCTGGAGCCACTGATCTATCCACTGGTGCTGTTCGTTGGTTAATTCCAGTTTCATGCTGTCTCTCCCGGGGGCTGATAGATGCGGATGTAATTTCTGAGGATGCGATAGTCGGTCATCACCGTTCCGCGGCGCCGGAAGAGGCGGAGCTTTTGCCAGCGCTCCCGGATGCGCTCGATTACGTCCTGGTTCATGCGGCCTCCAATTCAGTGATAGTCAGGTCAAGCCGGCCCCCCTTCACGATTGGCATACGCCTAACCCGATAATCGTCCACCTGTTGGTCATCCAGCCAAAACCCGGATTTAGTCAGCGCGTCAAATGCAGCCTTTTGTAGGTTGTCCAAATCCCGGCGGCGGCGATCAGGCATATGGCACTCAATACGGATCTTCACTGGAGTGGCGATGCCGATATCCAGCATCTTGTCTTTGATGATTCGGGCGACGCTGTCACGGTAGGCCTGTCCTTCGGTGCTGATATGCGTGCGCCCGCGGTTATGCCGGTAGTAGCGGTTGTTGCTCGGCGGCCATGGTAATGAGATGCGATATTCACTCACGCTTTCACCTTCCCTTCTTTCAGCCAGATAACCTGCGTACGGGCCATGCCCTCCAGTGCACACTCCTTCGCATATTCCGCGTCTACCAGGTGAGTTCGACGGTCGATTTCGTCATGGCATGATGAGCATGCGATGGTGGCGATCAGGTCTGGCGGCTTGATGCCGGTGCCGCACAGTCCGGCGATGCGAATATGGGCCAGAACAGTGGTTTCCGGATTTCCATTGCAGATGCCGGGTATGCGGACCTGGCACTCACGGCCGCGAGCAGCTTTGCGTAAATCAGCCATTTGTTCTCCTTGCTCTCAGGCAGAGCCACTTTTTATCGACCAGACGGGATGTGTAATCCTTCAGGGTTGGAATGTCGGAAGGCTTTACTTCGGCTTTGCGCTTACGGCGCGCAGGAACGCGGAATATGCCGCGCTCGATGACCTTAGCGAGTTGGCTGCTCATCAGGACTCCTGCTTCTGCTGGAGTTGCTGATATTCACAACCGTGAGGGATGGTCAGCGCCAGGCCAAACTGAGCGCACCACGCTTCGACCTTGCACAGGAAGATGTGCATCTCTCCGGTATCCAGATCGGATGTATGTCGGGGCTCCCATGTGGTGGTCTTTTCACCAGTGATAAAATCGGTGTAAGTGACTTCAACGGAGCCGAGATAGGTTTTCTTGAGGTTGCGCTTAACCCACTCAGGGGTTGCGTCGGTACGTCCGGAGTTAACCAGATATTCGCTGATTTCCGTGTACCACATGTGACTAAGTGCGTTCTGAGACAGGCTGCGTTTTTCGCGCCACTCTTTGACCTGGAGACGCAGGCATTTCCCTTCAGAGAGATGCTCCTGAAGAATCTGGCCTATAGCGTTGAAGTTGCCGCTATGCAGCTTGATGCCGCATTGAGGGATGTTCACGCTTCACCTCCAGAGAGGTAAAACGCTGAATACAGAAAGTCGCCGGTGACTCTCGCCATCGGTGACAGGTATTGCTTTAAGGTTTTGTGCGCCATATGTCCCCACTTGGCGCCGGTAATCGTGTCAGTTGCTCAGACTGACAAAGGAATTATGACGGGGAGTCAGGAGAAAAGCAAAACCTCATATAGTGATTATTTTTTCTCGTTTTGTGCCGCCATCTCGATGTAACGTGGATCGGATGCCCGCGGGAGCTGGATGCTCTGCTCGCGGTAGTAGCGGACGCGCTCCATGAAGTAGTCTCTCAGGTGCTCTGGCTGCTCTCTGGCTACCACTTCGGCGACTACTGGCATGTTCAGGCGCTCTTTATAGGCAACGCCGGAGGCAGCGAGGTCGACGTTGACCTTGTCCTGCTCGTCTTTCGATTTGGCTGCAATGTTCCAGGATGATGTTGTCAATCTGCTGTCCTCCCTCTTTTCTTGCGCGTTTCATAGGGCGATCTGTAGGTGTCAACGGAAAGCATTTCTTTCTCGCCAAATCGCTTGGCGTTAGCGATATCCATTTGAAGCCAGATTTTTTTATACCGCTTCCGCGATGCTTTGAGCTTTTCGGCAGGTGTCATTTTTTTGTTTGTCATAAAAATCCCCTCTGCTGTGGAGGGGATTATATAGCATCAAGTGGATGGGTGCGCGGTTTTGCGCTTAGATCTTGCCAGCAAACAAGTCAGCACGAAAGCGCGGTGCTGTCGCATTCCCTCTGTCATGGCTTAACCTCCTGCGGGGCGGCTGGCAGCGGCATCCAGTGAGTTACGGGGACAGGAATGACATTATCAATTGGCTCTTCACTTCCGCTCCATGAAACATCCTGCAGCCATAATTGACCGTTGAAGGTTGCATGAATTGGCTCATCCTCTACTGGGAAGCACAAGACCTTAACGCCAACCTCCGGCATCCGCTCGCTTACCGGAATCCATTTACCCGGCACGGCGGCCGGTTCACTGCCGGGTGACTGCGGGGCGGCTGCGAGCATTTCCTCAGTTTCCGCAATCAGGTTGCGAGGCAGTTGGCTTCCTGCATTTTGCATACCGCGACCAAATGCCAACCAGCGCCGTAACATAGACGCCGAACCATCCGGAATTACCGGAGAGTTGCCAGGATGCACCGGACACGGCCAGCGAAGCGAGCCATCACCGCTTGGGCAGGTGCAAACAGGAGCTACCGGCGCTGACTGCGCGTGGCGATAGAGCTGGTAATTGCCCTCTTTCAAATTACGCGCCGCATCAAGAGTGATAAACCCAAAGTGATTTCCCAGTTTCTGTCCTTTGTAGCCTGCTTGCGAAACTTCAAGAGTGAAAACCGGCTCGCTGTCCATTGCGGCCAGCGCCATGCGGGCTAATTCTTCAATTTCATCGTGAGACGGCGGCAGCATCATTGCGCGATGAAAGTTAGCGATTAGCTCAATGCGTTCTCTGGTTAACTGGTTATTGGTCATTGGTTGGCTCCCCGTGAAATTTTGTGGCCTGGTGCATAGCAACGCTGGCGGTCTTTGCTTATGCGCCAGCCCGCTTCACGCGCCTGCTGAGAAATGTCGGTCATGTTCCGGCCAATAAAATCAGCCTGTGCCTGCGGATAGATTTTCCCGGACTGACAACCATCACAGTCGCAATACAGGTCGGCGCAAAAACCTTCAGTGATAGCCATCTACTCAGCCTCCACCTTGATGCCAGCAGCAGACGAGAACAACTCAAGCGCCAATCGCACTTGATGCTCAACTTCATCAGCTAATGGGGATTTGTAAGTATTCCTATAGTCCGGCAACTTCACAGTGACGGTGCGGGATTCCAGCTCGGCGATGCGCTGGCGCAGTGCTGCAATCTCCATCTCTGCAGCGTCAGCATAATGTACGTTCGCGTGCTCGGGTATATCGCATTTAGAGCAACGTCTAACGCCAGATGCATCCCAAAACATTGAATGCTCACAGGGCTCCTCGCGCCGCGCCTTCTCCAGCGCCTCTACCAGCTCGGCACCAGCCGCTTTCCAGGCGAAATACAGTTGGTCTTTGATGTATGGCCCTGTTTTGTCTGGATGAAATGACGACTTAAACCAAGCCTCGAATTTTTCTCTCTGCGCCAGTTCGGTGATATCAGTTGTCATATGAATGGTCCTGGTACTGGCTCATTTCATCAGCCGGGTGATCGTCAAACTCATCTTCATGCGACACACAAACATGCTGTTTTCGTTCGCTGGGATGATAGTAACAACGGCACTTTTGGCCGCATTCATGTGAGGTGCTTACATCTTCAGCGTTGCTCATTTGGCCCCCTCGCGCAGCTGCTTGGCGAAGTCGTCAGCGTGTTCACCAGCAAGCCACCAGTTGTCACGGATATCTGAAGAAACGGCCTGCTTAGCTTTCTCTCGGCATTTCTCGACAAACATCTCCACCCCATCAGCCTTAATCCCGGCTACGATGCGATCGGTGGCGGGGGTTTCTGGCTCATAGCCATCAGCACTGACGTAGCGAGTAACCTCCTCCTCATGGAAAGTTTCAGGCTCGATGTGTCCCACAAAGCAATCGGTCTGGATGAATTTCTTCAGCCCCACATTCTCCGCAGCCAGCTGCTGGTAGGCCTTCGCCAGCTCCAGATACTTACGCTCTTTGATTGACAGCTCGCCTGCGCTCTCCAGCGACTGAATGAGCTCGTTTACAGCCTGTAATGTGATAGTCATGCTGTTTTCCCCTGAAACCTGCCTTCCCACGTCAACCACACGCAGCGGTGTACAAATGGGATAAATGCTGTGAAAAATTCCGCCCACTGGTCATCACGAAATCCAGTCACTTTATCGACCATCATTTCAACAGGAGCCAGGCATTGTGGCGGACGCTTAACCCCGGTCAGGCGCTCAAAATTTGACAGTAACTCTTCCTCCTGAAGGCACCTATCCAGCACCTCCAGGAACAGAGGCTGAGTGGCAATCGTGTGAAGAACGAATTCTGGTAATTTGCTATTCATCAGAATCCACCCCGCTTGGTTGGTTTTTCCTCTTTCTCGCGCCGGCGCTGACTGGCAGCTTCCTGATCGCAGTCATAAATCGCCCCGTGACGCTGCTCGCAATAGACAACACCAGTCTCACCATGCCGGTTAAGGCGCAGGAGGAGCTCTGTGTCACTCTGGTTTGCGTTCTCGTCGTAGGCGCCCTCCCGGTATATGGCCAGCCAGTAATCGCAATCCTGTTCAATCTGCCCGGTGTCGCGGGAGTCGCTCGGCAAGGGGCGCTTATTGGTTCGCTTCTCAAGCTCGCGGTTAAGCTGAGTCAGGAGAACGACGACGCAATCCAACTCCTTCGCCAGCGTCTTGAGGCCTTTGGTGATCAGCCCGTAAGCCAGGTCATTTCGCTCTGCCTTATCGGCAGTCATCAGCGTCAGGTAGTCAACGAGGATCATTCCGACCTTGCCGCGTTCGCGCTTGATGCGACGTGACTCGGCCATGACATGCGCCAGTGAAATACCCGGGGTGTCATCAATCAGGAGATTATTGGTGTCAATCAGTGCTCCCATAACGCCGGTAGCTTTCTTCAGATCGCCGTTCCAGTCGCCGCGATACCCGTAGTCATCCTTCGTCATGTCCGGGTAAAACAGGTTTGGAGAGATCCTCCCCTTCTGCGCAGTGATTTTCTCCACCATCTGCCCTTCCGGCATTTCGAGGGAGAACATCAGGGCAGGCTCATTTTCGACCGTCGCGCAGTTGATCCCCATCTGGGTGTAGAGCGTGGTTTTACCCATCTTCGGACGTGCGCCGATAACAAACAGGCTGCCGCGCACAATGCGCTTCACACCGAGAAGCTCATCCAGAGATCGGATCCCGGTCGACAATCCGCGGGAACGACCATCCGGCTTGAGCCTTTCGTCGAATTCCGCCGACCAGTCAGTAACAGCGTCATAGAACGTGCGAAGCCCTGTCCGTCGACCTGTTTTTACGTGCTCGGTTATCTCAGTAAACAGCCCCTGAATAGCATCGAATTTCTGCTCTGCGGTCATGCCGTTGCGGGCATAAAGCAACTCGATCGCCTTCGTTGTTTTCTCGATGCCGTAGCGCTCCATAGCGGTCTCACGGACACGCATTGCATAGGCCACGATGTTCGCCGCGCTTGGTGTGTTCTTCGACATTTCAGCCAGGTATGCAAAGCCCCCAACGGTTTCTGTCAGTCCCTTGCTTTCCAGAGCATCAAACAGGGTCAGCAGATCAACCGGCTTATGGTCCCGGTACATCTGGCGCATTTCTGCGAAAATGACCTGGTGCTGACGCGAGTAGAACGATTCCGGCTTGAGGATAGACAGAACCTTCTGAGTGCGTTCGCTGCTGTCGTCATCCAGCAGAAGTCCGCCAAGTACGCTCTGCTCTGCTTCAATGCTGTGCGGAGGGGTCATGAAATCAGAGGTCATCACAGGCTCCCTCGCGCGTTTTGGCGTAGACATCGACGTTCAGGAAGTATTCCAGCGACTTGCGGCGCCAAGTTTTCCCGGTGCGCTGATCAGGGCGATTCTCAAGCATCCAGCGGCAGTTACTGGCGATGTAGCTCAGGTAAGACTCCCAGTCGGCCAGGGTAAAGCTGTGGCCATCAAGCTGACGGGTAATTTTGTTGGCTTTCTGCCAGAACGAGCGGATCAGGTTGCGGCGCTTATCAGTGAGGACCCTGATCCCCTGCGCTTCCGGTAGCACCTGGTGATAAACATCGACAACCTGCTCACAGCTGAGAGACTGTTTTTTAGGTTTGGATTTTGGTGACGCTGATGCACTCTCTTCTACGTCAGTAGAAGAGATATTATTTAATATATTGTTTGTGGCACTTTGTTGGCATTCTGTTGGCACAACCTCGCCGGTACGCAGCGTGGTTACTGGGTTTGCGTTGGCACTTTGTTGGCATTCTGTTGGCACAAAAAATTGCTGATAATCGTCATATTTGGTGACGGTTAAGAGTGTAAATTTCTTGTTTGCCAGGGTGGTGATCATGCCCATTTTAGCGAACTTGTTCAGCAGGTACTTAACCCTGTCAGGTGCTATTCCCGTGTCTTTCGACAGGGTATGTCGCCCGGTGATCACCTGACCGCGGGAAACCGGATACTCACCAAACTCTGTGGTTACCATCCCGTCAGCTGAATTCACCTCCATGATGAGATGGATCCACAGATGGACGGCTTCACTGTCGGTCTTGTAGAACGGCAGTTCTCTTACTTTACGGTGCAGGAATACCAACCCCTGCCCTGATGGCTGAGGTTTCTCCATGGGCTTCTGAGACCCTCTAAAATCGGATATGCGGAGAACGTTACTCACGGCCTTCCTCCTTCCGTTTCAGCTCTTCCAGGATGGCGCGCATTTTCATGCCAACCACCGGGTTAACCGAGCGAATGAAGCGATCGCGGGTAACATTTTTGTGTGTTTGTGCCTGGTAAAATCTGTTGCTCTTAGGCATAATTACTCCTGTGAATTGATCCAGTTAATTCGCGTAGAAAGCCGTTAGTGTTTGCCCACTGCGGCTTTCGCCTTTTCTGCCCTTCATTAGTCCCATCCCAACGGTCCTGGTCGGCACCGCTCTGCACGTAATCCGATATCTGCCAGCGTTTCTACTGACTGCAGGTAGTGGCGGGAAACTACCACCGCCTCCGGCGGAACAACCTGCAGACCCAGCGCTGATATTTCCTTCGCCATCTCGGCGTAATACCCCTCGCTCTTGCGGCGACTGATTGTCGACTCGCTAACCCCTCGCATTTCCGCAAAAACCTTTTGGCCAATGGATAAAAGCCGGTTTAACAAAATGCCTTCAATCTCAATTGGGTTGAGGATTGGCGGCTCTAACTTTCGGGCTATTGCATTCTCCATCTGTGATACTTCCTCTGGTGGTGTTTGAAAGGCCGCCGGTCAGGCTGCATTAGCTTTTGCGGGTGGGAATACGTCATCAATGCTTACTGACGCTCCAAACTTGTTAAGAGCGGCAACAATCTTTCTGCATTGTTCGATGCTGAGATTCCGCTTTCCGTTTTCGTAGTGGCAGATGGCGCCAGTTGTCAGGTTTAGCTCTACTGCAATTTGGCGTTGAGTAAGCCCTGCTCGACGTCTGATCTTGCTTAGATTGTTCATGTCGGGTCTCCTATAAACGATTTAAATATACATATTGTATCCTTTCTTCGCAAGGTAAATATACAATTTGTGTCTCGAAGAAAAATATACAACTTGTATGATTCGGGTATGAGTATGAAATGGTATGACTTAGCAAAGTCCCTGATGAAAAGTCGGGGCGTTAACCAGGAAGAGCTGGCCGAACACCTCGGTATCACCAAGGGTGCGGTTAGTCATTGGCTAAATGCCAGGAGAGAACCCAGCCTAGAAGAGATAGCGAAAATCCTTCGGTTTCTTGGAAAGCAGAATTTCTCAGTTGGAGCTGGCGGGATGATCATTGATGACACCCTAAAAGGCGATGTTGGTTACATTGGACCATACAATCCCGGGAGTAAGTACCCTGTTCTAAGCAGCGTTCAGGCTGGTTCATGGTGCGAAGCTGTAGAGCCTTATACAACGAAAGATATCGATCTTTGGCTTGAGTCGAATGTACACATTCAAGGTGATGCGTTTTGGCTTTTGGTTGATGGTGATTCAATGACGGCGCCGGTAGGCCTCAGCATCCCAGAAGGAACGTATGTTCTCTTTGATACGGGGAGAGAACCCATTAACGGCAGCCTGGTGATTGCTAAGCTGTCTGATTCAAACGAGGCAACGTTTAAAAAGCTGATCATCGATGGTGGGCAGAAGTACCTTAAGGGTCTAAACCCACAGTGGCCATTGGTGCCCATTAACGGTAACTGTCGAATCATTGGTGTGGCTGTAGAAACGAAACTGAGGCTGGTTTAGGAGCCTGCAGACGTACAGGAAGCATGGGTAGTCAGCAAGTGGCCTGATGAAGTGTTTGGATGATTATTTTATTTTTCACAGCAATAGGATGATTTATGACACAGTTCCAACTTGCATTAATCGCCAGAGAAGTTGATGGAGAAGTCATCCATCTTCGCACCAAAGACGGTTACATCAATGCCACCGCAATGTGCAAGTCTGCTGGGAAGCTACTTGCTGACTATACACGACTAAAAACAACGCAAGATTTTTTTGATGAATTATCCCGCGATATGGGGATTCCCATATCGGAATTAATTCAATCATTTAAAGGCGGAAGAGCAGAGAATCAAGGGACTTGGGTTCATCCAGACATCGCAATTAACTTAGCTCAGTGGCTATCTCCAAAATTTGCAGTGCAAGTATCGAGATGGGTGCGTGAGTGGATGTCAGGCGAAAGAGCGCCTGCCGAACTCCCTATCCACCTTAAGCGGTATATGACAAACCGAGGCAGGGTTCCTCATACGCACTTTTCTATGCTTAATGAACTGACGTTTAACTTGGTTGCGCCACTTGAGCAGGCAGGATATACGCTGCCAGAAAAAATGGTCCCTGATATTTCAGAAGGTAGGGTTTTCTCGCAATGGCTTCGTGAAAACCGGGGTATTGAGCCGAAGACGTTCCCAACATATAACCATGAGTACCCAGATGGCCGGACATTCCCGGTACGTCTATACCCAAACGAATATCTTGCAGATTTCAAACAACACTTCAACGAAGTGTGGCTGCCTCAGTACGCTCCTAAATATTTTGCAGAACGAGACCAAAGGGCATTGACGTTGATTGAGAAAATCATGCTGCCTGACCTTGATTCCTAAATGTTATTCCCGGCCACCGCGCCGGGTTTTTTATGCCCTCCCAGCCCCCTCCGCACTTCTTGAGCCATAAGCCGTTACGCCCCCAGCTCGCCCCACATGAAATGGCCATCACTGGTGTTTTTTTAAACGCCAAGTCATCACGGTAAAAATAAAAACAAAACAAATACAAAATGTTATCCATAAGACAAGGCTTAAGTATACATTTCGTATTGCAATGCATGAATACGTTTTGTATATTTAACTCATCCAAACAACACCGGCAACGCCGGGTAATCGTAACAACGCTCCGTTAGCCGCGATAAGGCAAAGGTGAAGAGATGATCCGCGAAGAAGACAAGCCTGCATGGCGTAATTTTTGGTTAAAGGTCGTTCCGTTTTTGGTTGCTGTAATCGCAGTTAGCTATCCGTGTTGGGGTGGCAAATGAGCAAACAAGGCATTCGTTCACTGATTTACTGCCTGCTGATCTGCGGCGTTATCTGGGCAGCGGCGATTATCAAAATTCTGCACGTTACGGGGGTGTTCAATGGCTAAAGCAATTCCTAATAACGGACGCGCCGTGATGATGCGCAATCGCCGCACCGGCGCCGCCTGGCTGGTCAGTTTCGACTATCGCGACGGCAGTTACTGGCATGAGCCGCAGGGCAATCTGCGCCACATCCGCCGGCCATACGCTTCGCGCAGTATCGAACCGAACCTGGTACCAGCCGGAACGCATTAACCGCGCATATCAGCGCACGAATTTAACTGAGCTATCAGGCAGCCATTACGGTGCCGGGCGTTTCACAACCAAATTTCAGGAGCGAGCTATGAACGCATACCGCGCATACGACGCTATCGAAGAAAGGAAATGGGCTGAACAGTCGCTCACCGAAGAGAAGCAAAAGTGGATTGACGATCGGGCGCAGGAAATTATCGACGCCCTGCCGAAAGAGCCGTCAGGCCTGTTCCGCTTCTCTGTGCCGATGGACAAAAGCCCATACGAAGGCCTCCGCAGCGATGCAGCTGGCGAGGCATATAACGATCTCATTTCGGCAGTAGCTTACGCCCAGGCGGAATACGACTGGGATCACCGCACCGGCTGCCCGTTTTAAATTTAAGGGGAATTCTATGAGCACAGCACTTTCTACAATGGCAGGGAAGCTTGCCTCCCGCCTCGGCATGGATGCCGGAACTGACCTGATGAACACGCTGAAAAATACAGCATTTAAGGGTGGGAATGTCACTGATGAGCAGTTCACGGCACTGCTGATCGTCGCCAACCAGTACGGACTGAACCCGTGGACAAAAGAGATTTATGCATTCCCGGATAAAGGTGGAATTGTTCCTGTAGTCGGCGTTGACGGCTGGGCTCGAATCATCAACGAACATCCTCAGTTTGATGGAATGGAGTTTGCCTACGACAAGGAAGAAGGCGCGTGTACCTGCAAGATATACCGGAAAGACCGCACACACCCGACCATCGTTACTGAGTACATGGGAGAGTGTAAACGCAACACTCAGCCATGGCAGTCCCACCCTACCCGTATGCTTCGTCACAAGACGCTGATCCAGTGTGCGCGTCTCGCATTTGGGTTTGCTGGCATCTTCGATCAGGACGAAGCCGAGCGTGTGATTGAAGGGAGTGCGGCAGAGGTTCATGTAGGGCATGAATCTGATAGTCGCCGTCCGGAACTGATCGCAAAAGGCGAGTCTGCCGCACGCCTTGGAACTGTTAAGTATCAGGAATTCTGGGTGGCGTTAAGCGCAGAAGAGAAACAAGTTATCGGCGCGGTTGAGAAGCGTCGCATGTATGACATGAGCCTTGCAGTCGACAACGCAGAACCTGTCGATGCCGCAGCGCCGGAGGATAAATGATGGAACAACGCACCCCAGAATGGTTTGCCGCTCGCTGCGGAAAAGTCACAGCCAGCCGCCTTGCTGACGTCATGGCCAGAACCAAGTCTGGCTATGCAGCAAGCCGACAGAACTACATGGCCGAGCTGATTTGCCAACGCCTCACCGGGAAGCTTGAAGAAGGTTTCTCCAACGCCGCAATGATGCGCGGAACAGAACTCGAGCCGGTAGCGCGCGAAATGTATGCGCTGAATGAGTTCGATGCCGAAATCACTGAAGTGGGGCTTATCGATCACCCAACTATACCAGGATTTGCAGCAAGCCCTGATGGGCTTGTTAATGGTGATGGGCTTATCGAAATTAAGTGCCCCAACACCTGGACTCATCTTGAGACCTTAAAAACTGGCGAGCCAAAACGCCAGTACCTGTTGCAGATGCACGCTCAGATGATGTGCACAGGGCGCAAATGGTGTGATTTCGTTAGTTTCGACGATCGTCTACCGCCAGACCTCGCCTATTTCAAAAAGCGCATTCACTTCGACGAAGCACTGGCAAATGAGATTCAGTCCGAAGTGAAAAAGTTCCTGGAAGAGCTGGAGAAAGAGATTTCCAGCATAAAAAACCACGACCATGCCGCATGAGAAAGGCAGACACGAAAAGAGGTGCGCAATGACTGATTACGGCGGGTCGAAAACTCCAAAAAATGAACGTGACTACTGGCAAACACCGATTGAAATTTTCAACGCGCTCGACCGCGAGTTTGGCTTCTGGCTGGATGCTGCAGCCTCTGAGAGTAATGCGCTATGCGCTCACTATCTCACTGAGCTGGATGACTCGCTGAATAGCGAATGGACGTCATACGGGGCGATCTGGTGTAACCCACCCTATTCCGATATTGGGCCGTGGGTGGAAAAGGCAGCCGAGCAATCCCGGGCGCAGTATCAGGCCGTAGTGATGCTGTTACCGGCTGATATCTCTACCGGATGGTTTATCTCCGCCATGCAGTCAGCAGATGAACTCAGGCTGATAACCGGTGGCCGTGTTCAGTTTGTTCCGGCATCCATTACAGGAAAGCGCCAGAGCAACCCCAAAGGCTCACTCCTGTTTATATGGCGCCCGTACATCACCCCGCGACACATCATCACGACCGTATCACTGGCTGAGTTAAAGCGGATCGGGACTCTGGAGGCAGCATGAGCGCGGCAGCTTACTACAACGAGATCGACCCATTCGCGGCGCAGTGGCTGCGTAACCTCATAGCCGCCGGGCATATCGCCCCGGGCGAAGTTGACGAACGGAGTATTGAAGATGTCACACCTGACGACCTCAGAGGATTTACCCAGTGCCACTTTTTCGCCGGGATCGGCGTCTGGTCCCATTCCCTCCGCCTTGCCGGATGGACTGACGATCGCCCGGTCTGGACTGGCTCCTGCCCGTGCCAGCCTTTCAGCCCGGCAGGCAAAGGAGATGGATTTGCTGACGAGCGGCACCTTTGGCCCCAGTTCTTCCACCTCATCAGCGAGCGCAGGCCTCAGCATGTCTTTGGCGAACAGGTTGCAGCAGGTAACGCAAACGTATGGTTCGACCTTGTACAAGCTGACCTGGAAGGAATGGGATACGCCTTCGGGCTTGTGCCGTTTACGTCAGCGGGCATCGGTGCGCCGCACATCAGAGAGCGGGCCTACTGGGTGGCCAACGCCACAGGTCAACTACATCACCAATGCAACGACGGTACAAATGAGCTCGGACGGAAGGGTAACCCCGAACAAAATCGGATGGGCGGCGGCATTGGCGGGCTGGGTAACTCCAACGTCGCGCGACTGGAAGGACTCGGCGGGAATGTCTGCGCAGCGGGACGGGAAAGAGCGACTGGACCAACTGCCGCGTCAGGCGTTCATGACGGGTTGGCCAACACCGACAACGAGCAACACTCGATCGCCTTCAGTGGATGCGGCTATGAACATGCATCGACAGGACGGGAGCAAGACCCAGCAGCGCCTGCAGGACTTCGCGGGGATTACCGGGCCCTTGAGGTTAACGGTTTTTGGCGAGATGCGGACTGGCTTCTTTGTCGAGATGGCAAATGGCGTCCAGTTGAACCCGGCCTTGAGCCGCTGGTTGATGGGGCTGCCGCACGCATGGGACGAGTCGAGCCCGGGGTGGCAAGAGTGGCAAGCAGCAACCGCGTCGGCCGCCTGAAAGGGTACGGTAACGCCATAAACGCCCAGGCTGCTGCGGCTTTCATTCGCGCTTATATGGGGGTCGCATGACGCCAGAAATAGAAAACGTTATGCGCAATCAGGGGCGCCAATGCGTTGATGAAATCCGCCGCGCCCTGAAGGCCAAGCCAAAACCGAAATGGAATGAGGTGGTTCCTCCGATCCTCAAAAAGCACCACGAAAAAATTAAGCCAATGGGCATCAGCCTTACGGCATTCGTCAGCAGCATTGGCCGCATGAATGGGCGGTATGGAGTGGAATCATGAAAGAACGCGGAATGATATTCAACGGGGAGATGGTGCGGGCGCTGCTCGACGGCAGGAAGACGCAGACGCGGCGCCCAGTGAAATTCCCTGTACATGATAAAAACCTTGGGTGCGAGCTGGCTGGCAATGAACTGGCCGGTGAGCTTTCGGCAGGAAACTATCTCAACAGCGCATTTGGCAAGCCAGGCGATCGCATCTGGGTGCGGGAAACATTTCAGGGGCCGTTATTCAATTACGAACAGATGGATGAATACCTCGAAGATAGCTCGAAATTCGAAAAGCCAGAGTTTTGTCAGTATGCCGCTGACGGCGGCCATCGACCTGAATATCAAGACGCTGACGACAATTTGCGTCACGGATGGCGCCCATCTATCCATATGCCGCGCTGGGCCAGCCGCATTCTGCTGGAAATCACCGACGTGCGTGTCGAGCGGCTCAACAGTATCAGCCAAGAAGATGCTCAGGCTGAAGGCTTGGAGCTTACCGGATGGCGGCCAACATACTCTGACCCGGATAGCGGAGGCGAGGTTATGACGCCATACGACAACTTTGCTGAGTTGTGGTCATCCATCTACGGCGACGAAAGCTGGCAGGCCAATGCCTGGGTTTGGGTTATCGAGTTCAAACGCGTTGAAGGCGGTGCAGTATGAACAGAGCCTCTCCCGTTGATTTAAGGAAATGCCTTGAGGCCGCACATGGCCTCGCTCATATCGGTATCCGTTTTGTGCCGATCCCGGTAGCGACAGAGGAAGAGTTCCAGGAACTGTCTGCCGAGCTTTCACGAAAGCTTGAGCAGATGGCGGTTGAAGCGGAAAAAAGCGAAGGCGGTACAGCATGAGCGCAGAAATCATCGATCAGGCCAACAAGCTGGCGGAACTCCAACGGGAAGCCGCCATTGCGAAATGTCGCATCAACCATAACGCGGTATCGGCCACTCACTGTGTGGATTGCGGGGACCCTATACCGGCACGGCGTCGGGAACTGGTGGCTGGTTGTCAGCGCTGTGCTGACTGTCAGGAGGAAGAGGAATTACGCGGTAAGCACCGGAGGCCGTGATGTTCAAAATGATACAGCGCGGACAGGTTTACGCCGACAGCCACGGATGGCCGGTGCTGATTCATAGCTGTGATGACAAGACGGTTCGTTACTGGCGCCAGGGTCGGATCAACACGGCAAGCATCGACCGATTTAATAACGATTTCGAACCGCTCACCCTTGAAGAAGCGCACCAGATACGCGCCGAACTGGAGCAGAGCGAGCACATTAAGAAGCTGCGCGCCCTGCGCGCGGCCTGATTCAGGAGAGCATATGAGCGACGTAATTCAACTGGTGCCTAACAAGTGGGTGACAGAAAAGAAACTCACAGAAATTACCGGTCTTCGTTCTGGAACAATTGAACGAGCCAGAAAGAACTCCTGGTTCGTTGGCCGAGAATATATGCATGTATCACCTGATGGTGATCCAAACCCGAACAGCCAATGCATGTATAACCTGGAAGCGATAAATCAGTGGATAGAGCGCCAGTCGTCGAAACAGCCAGGTGCTCATTCATGCTGAAAGCGATATTCTTAACATGCTCTTGGGCGCTAGGGAGGAAGAATGGCCAAATCGTCATATCCAACTGGCGTTGAGAATCATGGCGGATCGCTTCGCATATGGTTCATTTATCAGGGCGTCAGGGTCAGGGAAAACCTTGGCGTTCCTGATACACCAAAAAACAGAAAGACGGCTGGCGAGCTAAGAAGCTCAGTATGTTTCGCTATCAAAATGGGTACTTTCAACTATGCCAGCCAGTTTCCTGAATCTCTTAACCTGAAAAAATTTGGAGTTGAGAAAAAGGAAATAACAGTAAAGGAAATTGCTGAGAAATGGCTTGAGCTCAAGCGGATTGAGATGAGCAGCAACGGGTTTGTTGGCTATGAGTCCATTGTAAAAAACATGGTGCCACGGATCGGCGGGGACAGGTTCATTTCCTCGGTTAACAGAGAGGATTTACTGCTTATAAGAAAGGAACTTCTGACCGGGTGGAAGGTGCCTAAAAAAGGACATAAGCCATCAAAAGGAAGAACGGTACCCACTGTTAACAACTACATGACCACTATTTCAGGAATGTTCAGTTTTGCTGTAGCGAGTGGGTACACGGCAGAAAACCCGTTTAACGGTATATCAGCTTTAACAAGAAGTCGTCCAGACCCCGACCCTCTTTCGAGAGATGAGTTTCTTCGACTGCTTGATAGTTGTAAGCACACGCAGATCAGGAACATCTGGGCCCTTGCAGTATACACCGGCATTCGTCATGGAGAGCTTGTTTCACTGGCATGGGAGGATATCGACCTGAAAGCAGGAACGATGATGATCAGGAGGAACTTCACGCCCACCAATGAATTTACTATGCCAAAAACTAAAGCTGGAACGAACCGGGTTGTTTTCCTGATTGAACCAGCAATAGAAGCACTCCGCAGCCAGGCAGAGATGACAAGGTTTGGTAAACAGCATGAAGTAGAAGTAAACCTACGGGAGTATGGGCGAAAGGAAAAGCACGAATGTACGTTTGTGTTTGATCCGAGACTAACCGGACGAAACTACCTTGCAGGAGACCATTATGCAGTCGGATCGATAAAGAAAATTTGGGATGCTCATATTAAGCGGGCCGGTCTGAGACACCGAAACGCTTATCAGACGAGACACACTTACGCTTGCTGGTCGCTGTCCGCTGGAGCAAACCCTAACTTCATCGCCACGCAAATGGGTCATGCCGATGCACAGATGGTTTACAAAGTTTACGGGAAATGGATGGCAGAGAAAAACACGGAACAGGTGGCGCTTTTGAACCAGAAACTATCTGATTTTGCCCCATCCCTGCCCCACGATGAAGTGATGAATGGATAATATATTGATATATCATTATGTTACATATCAACATGCTACATATTGATAACACAAGAGGCACGAAATGCGCTCGACCGGGTGCAAAGCTTGTGGTGTGATCCCTGTTCAATATATTAAACTAGGCCTCGCAAATGACCGCCAGCGTCGCCATCGACCGTCACTGCGGGACAGAGTCGGGTAATAAAGGTATACTCCGCCTCCTTTTTTCTGCTTCGGTTTTTGATGGAAACGCTCCAGTGAGAGGACGCTACTGCGCACCATGACACAATTCACTTCTCCTGTACTGCACTCGCTGCTCGATACGGACGCCTACAAGCTGCACATGCAGCAGGCTGTCTTCCACCGCTACGGCGATGTACACGTTGCGGCGGAGTTCCGCTGCCGCGGGGACGATCTGCTCGGTATCTACGCCGACGCAATTCGCGAGCAGGTTGAAACCATGCGCGACCTGAAGCTGCAGGACGATGAATATCACTGGTTGTCTACCCTGCCGTTCTTTTCTCAGGATTATCTCGACTGGCTACGCGACTTCCGTTACGACCCGGGCCAGGTCACCGTCAACAATGAAAACGGCAAGTTAAATATTCGCCTGTCCGGCCCGTGGCGTGAAGTCATCATGTGGGAAGTTCCGCTGCTGGCGGTGATTAGCGAGCTGGTCCATCATTACCGCTCGCCGGAAATCAGCGTCGATTTAGCGCTGGAAACCCTCGAACACAAGCTGGCTGATTTTGCACAAATCACCGCCGGCCTCGATCTCAGCCACTTCCGTCTGATGGACTTCGGCACCCGTCGTCGCTTCTCGCGTGAAGTGCAGCAGGCCATCGTCGAACGCCTGCAGCAGGAGCCGTGGTTTATCGGTACCAGCAACTACGATCTGGCTCGCCGGCTTCATCTGACGCCAATGGGCACCCAGGCGCATGAATGGTTCCAGGCGCATCAGCAAATCAGCCCCAGTTTAGCCAACAGCCAGCGCGCGGCGCTGGCAGCCTGGCTGGAAGAGTATCCTGACAAACTCGGTATCGCTCTCACCGACTGCATTACCATGGATGCTTTCCTGCGCGATTTCGGCCCGGAATTTGCCAGCCGCTACCAGGGGCTGCGCCACGATTCCGGCGACCCTGTCGAGTGGGGCGAAAAAGCCATCGCCCATTACCAGAAGCTGGGGATCGACCCCATGAGTAAAGTGCTGGTCTTTTCCGATAACCTCGATCTGGCAAAAGCCGTCGATCTCTATCGCCACTTCTCTTCGCGGGTCAATCTGAGCTTCGGCATTGGCACGCGTTTAACCTGCGACATCCCACAGGTTAAACCGCTAAACATCGTGATAAAACTGGTGGAATGTAACGGTAAACCGGTCGCGAAACTCTCCGACAGCCCGGGGAAAACCATCTGTCACGACAAGGCTTTTGTCCGGGCACTGCGTAAAGCCTTTGACCTTCCGCCGGTGAAAAAGGCCAGTTAA